AATACTTGAAGATCGTCTCGTTGGACCCCTTGCGGGAGAATTTCTTCCATTCGGCAGGGGTACTCCCACGATGATCCGAGACGTACGTCCCCGTGACCTTTCCAAAGGCGTCGTGGTCGTAGCTGATGGCATCCATGCGCCGGAGGAGCCTCTTCTTGAAGTAGATCCCTGCGTCTGACGATTTCCCTGCAGTGGGCAGCTTCTTGATCCGAGTGAAAAAGTAGGATGCGCCTCCTGTCCGCATATCCGACTCAGGAGACATGCCGCCCACGGGAACGCCACTCCTCATCTTCTCGACAGTGCTGACCATCGCGCCATTCCCATCCAGGACCGAATCGAAGAATCCAGGAATGTCCCCTCCGTTCGTGAGCTTATGGAATAGGCCGAAGCCTTTCATCTGCTTCTCCAGATCCTCGTCCGAGATGTCGAATCGGTACTGATTCCTGTATCCCGCTTCCCGACTGGGATCGAGCCCACCCCTTTGGTATTCGCCCATGGGTTCGTATGCAGGCATCTGCGTCACATCCTTCACTCCCAGCCGCTTGGCCCAGAAGCTCCGCAATTCTGCAACCTGTTCCTCCTTGCTGGCCCCACGATTCTCCTGATCCGCGATCATCTGCTTGTATGCTGGGTCTTTGTCCGCTTTGGAAAGGTATGCCTGTTTTCGCAGGTAGAGGATTTCGGCATCCTCTGGGGTAGCAATGGTGGCCTTAATGCCGAGGCTTTCCATGTGATCAATGGCCGTCTCAATGCTCTTCGGATCAGGATGCTCGGGCAAGATTAGCTCGAATTCCCCCTGCTGAGCATAGAGATTCTTGTCTGTCCACGGCCGATACACGGCTTTGACCCCGTCGCCAAAATCGATCTCGTACTGCTCCCCGGCACGCACGCTTCGGCCTCCGAAGAAGGTGGAGTTTCCAGCGGCCTCATCCGCCACAACCAGCTCGCCCTTCTTGAGATCCCGCTTCTCCTGAAGAACCTTGGTGCGCCTGACCTTGAATGGCGCGTCCTTGGCCTTGGGTTTCTTCGTGGCACGCTTCTTCAGGTACGTGTCGAAGCGGCCAGGAACTTCCTTCTCCTGGGCAATGGCCTGGTCAATCTTCTCGATCCATGACATGTATTCCTGGGCCATGTCCCTGACATCAGGATCGTCCGACTTGGCCAGCTTTCGAAGGGCGGCCGCGTGTCCGCGAGCCTTTTTGAGAGTGGATTCGTTGTACTTCTTGTCATCTGCGTGGTGGTTCACCGTCTTTACGGCGGCGAGAATGTCGTCTGAAAACACGTCTTCCATCAAAGGCTCGCCCACTTTGACCGTCGTCGTGTCCACGCCTGCCTTGCGGAGGGCTGCGAGCACCTTTCCATCGGCCTCAGGACGGACCTTCATCTTTACGACAGTCCGAGGCTTTCCCTTGAAGGTCTCTACGAAGACGAGGGCGTTCTGGTCCTCAATATCGTCTTCGTCAAAGGGGAGGACCTTTCCCTGCCAGCCAAGCTCCCGCACCTCGTCAAGTATCTTCTCTTCTCTAGCTCCCAACAGGCCCTTCTTGGGCGTGGCTTCCACCACGTCCTCAAAGCGAAACCCCTTCTGGCCCAGCACATCGGCATAGAAACCCTCGAAATCGCGTCGCAGATTCCTCTTTCGAGCGAGTGCCTGGTCCAGGAACGCCTTCTTCGCAGCCTCATCCTTCCCGAAGCGACCATCGGCATAGGGCTTCAGAAAGGCGAGGAAATCCTCCTCAGGGATCTTTTCCACTTCGCGGATGGATGCCAGGGCGACGGAGGGATCGACCTGGACCTTGCCGGCCTTCACCTGCCTAAAGACTGTGTTGTAGTAGGGCTCACTCTCCCCATGGACACGGTTCGGGTGGTAGTCAATCGATAGGGCATCCGATCCTAGGAACTTGTAGGCCTGCCCCTTGTCGATGCCGTAGACTTTGCCGTCCTTCGCTCTCAGGAACTGCTTCCCATGGCCATCGTGGTTCGAAATGAGCCAGTCGATGACGTGTTCCCGCTGGACCTGTTCGAGCTCAAGGGTAGTGAGATCGACGGGGCTGACGCCTGAGAAGTCGAAATCAGACCTGAGATCCGTGCGCCATTTCTGAATGGATCCAAGCCTCCCGTCCAGCCTGATCGCTCGTACTTCGATGGCATGGGGATCGACCAGGCGCGCGATTTTGTACGCCGCCTCTTCGCCATGGGCCAGGAACTCGTCGCCGGCGCGTTCGATAGGCTTGAACATCCACTTGTCGCCATTCTTGTCGACCCAGAACTCCTTGGAATGTGCGCCGCCCACTTGGGCCCTGCCTGCGAAGGTGAACTCTCCCGCCTTGGATTTCTCCTCCCAGACTGAATCGATGGCATCGAACTCGGAGCCTTTCTTGGTGAAGGTGGGAACGGCTGCAGGCTCGGAAGCCACGGGAGTGACGGGCGTCACTGTCGGGGTAGGTGCTGGCTTGGCCTTCTTCTTCTTGCTGCCATGCTTCTCCTGCCATGCAGCATGCTTCGCTTCGATGTTTGCCAGCGCCGCGTTTCGCTTGGTGGGATCCGTCTCTGATAAGAGGGTGACCAAGTCCCCCTTGTTGGCCCACTGCCAGTGCTTGAGCTTGGTCTCCTTCGCGAGGGTCTTGAGATCCCCAACTGTCATCCCAGCGATCTGCTCCTGGAAGAGCTTCTTCTTGAGGGCGATCTCTTTGGCGTGGGATTCCAGCAACTCCTGGGGCAGCCCAGCGCCCTTGGCAATGGCCTCTTCCGTCTCCGTGACGGCCGCAAGGAAGTCTGCGTAGTTGGATGGGGAGGAGGGAACAACTGTCTTGGCAGCCGCCTGTTCGATAGCCTCCTGTGCCTTGGCCAGAGCCTCTTTCTTGGCCTTTTCAACGGCCTCCTGTTTCGCCTTCTCAGCAAGCTCCGCCCCCGCCTTTTTCTCAAGGGCTTTGATCAACTGCTGCTTGTTCTTGAGGGGACCAATGTGGTGCTTCTTTTTGGCTTCTACGAGCGACGTCCCCTTCAGTCCTGAGTGGTCCACCCCTGGCTCCAATTCGTCCAACAGCTCAATCACATCCTGCTTGGTCATGTTGAGGGAGATGTCCTGCGCCTTCGCCATCTCCTTGAGTTCGGCCGCGGTAAGCCCATCCAATCCCTCAGGGGAGGGAACCTGCTTCAGAGCCTCCGAGACTGCCTGGGCCTCCTTCAACGCCGATTGCTTCTGCGCCAGGAGCTTGACCAGGTCGTCTTTGGTCCTGAGAAGGCCAATTTTGTGTTCTTTGAGCTTGGCCTTCAGCGCCGCTCCCGCCAGGTCCGAGTGATCCACGCCGGGCTCCGCCTGGTCCAGTAGATGGATGAAGTCGGCCTTCGTGCGAGCGATGGATACCCCGTTCTCCTTGGCCAGCGTCTGAAGCTCTGCCACCGTGAGGTCGTTCAGGTCCGATATCTCGCCGCCCTCGAAGGCCGCCTTCAGCTTGGCAGCCTGCAATGCCTTGGCTTTGGCGGCCTCGTCGATGGCATGAGGGGGCAGGATGCATGCCTTCGGCTCATCGGCAGCCGTCGTCTCCAGCCCCGCCCCACAGATGATCAGCGGCCAGGCCACGACGTGACTGCACCGGCAGTTCGGGTGTGCTGGCTGCTGCGGGAAACGCTCCGTGGGAAAGAGCCTGCCGTCCAATGGCCCGCATACAGGACAGACGCGCTCGTCCTCCATGGTCATCCATTCGAGCCGTTGTACCCCAACCTCGCGATGGAACTTGATCCTGCCCTGGTTGTGAGCCCTGAGGATCTCCGTTCGGGCAATCATCTCCATGCGGTACTGCGCTTTGGAGAAGACCTTCGACCCCGCGTGCCTGAAGCTCTCTGGGTCCTTCACTACGTGGCCGAGGTCGCGGACAATGCCCTCCACGCCTTTGCCCGTGGCAATGCCCGACATGACCACGCGTTTGATCCCATCGGCCAGCTCTCTGTTCACGTCCCCTGCCAGGATCACGTTGTAGTTGGCCATGAAATCGAGGGCGTCTGTGTCCACCAAGGTGAAGACTTGGGTCGACAGCTTGTCGATCCCCTCAGGCGTGAGGTCACGGTAGAAAGGCATCTGAGCATGCGCGAACTCCTCAATACCCTGATAGATGCCCTGTCTGAACGATTCCTTCGTGGTTTTCCTGAACCTAAGGGTCTGTTCCCTGGCCAATGTCCTCGTGATCTCGGCGATCTCCCCCTCTAGCTTTCGCAGTCCCTCCAGGGCGGCCAGCTTGTTGTCAGGGAGCGACCCAAGCGTCCTGTAGTGGAGGATGCTCTTTTTGACCCCTTCTTCCGCGTCGGCCAGACGCGCCGCCAGCTCCGCCACCACCTGCTCGGTGTAAAGGTTCCGTGCTGCCACGCTCTTGGCCGTGGCTTGGCGGATGGCCTCTTTCTGGGTAGGGGGCGTGGGCGCGGCAAGCGTCGAGATCACGACCCGCACTCCTCACAGCCCTGAGCCTTGGCTGGCAACGCCGCTGCAACCGTTCCCGTGCTCTTGGGATCGAAGAAGCGACACGCCTGGGCGTCAAAGGTGGTTTCGACCTTCTTTACGCGGCAGTAATTCGCTTCCTCTTCGAAGTGGACACATGCATCGCAAATCTCATCATCCGCGTTCCCTTTGGTGAACCGTCCCGCCCACGCCGCTTCGGTCCGTGTGCCAACGGCTGGGTTAGCCGACGGGTCGATGCCCAGAATCTCCTGCGCAGATTCCACACCCAGAATCCCCGCCATCACCATGTCCACAATGGGTTTGATCTGCTTCTCATCCAGGAGATCAACCGATCGCTCCTCACCTTGGCGGTTGGCCGCTTCGATATCAGGATCGAGGTCCATCTTGAGCTGAAGGCTGGAGCGGCTGATGAGCTTGCGATCGTACAGTTCAATGAGTAGCTTCTTGAAGTCGACGGCGTCAGAAGGATCCAGATCGTTGAAAAGGAACTGGAGCGTCTTGTCCTCGTATCCCTTGAGTTCCATCCAGTCGTCGAAGACCCATGCCAGGATGTCCCGCGCTGCCTGCTTGATCTCGCGGATCATGACCAGCATCTTCTGGAGGCTGACGGAAGCCGTGGCATAGTTGGGACCGTCCCCCGTGACCAGCGATCGCGAAAGCCCCAGTGCGACGAGGATGTCCTCCTTCACCTCCTTCACTTTCGCCTCTACGTTCAGGACCTGCCCCTCGGTCCCATGGGTCTCCACGGTCACATAGAACGGGACCACCAGCCCGCTCTTCAGGTCCATCTTGTTCACCATGTCACGGACCTGTTCCAGCATCTTCTGATCAGGCATGACCATCTTCTGCCCGAAGGCGCCGCCCACCTTTAGGAGGCGGAACGGGGTGGCCCACCGCTTCGCAATGGCCTGTTCAGCCTTCCTGTAGTCGCGCAAGAGCTCGATGGACTGGAATGCCGGCAGGACGAGCGAATTCCCTCTGGGGGAAAAGGACGGCGCATCCCACTTCACGTGCAGTACCTGTTCCACGGGAAGGTCCAGCCCTTCGGCGAGCCCTGATTCGTCCTCAGGAAGCTGCGTCGCCTCGACCAGTTCGCCCTGCGCGTACTTGACCTTCACTGAGACGGGATTGACGCAGATGACCTCTTCGATGTCCTTCCCGTCCTTCGTGTACCTCTTGAATCCAACGGTGTCCCCCTTCACGAGAAGCTGAAGGATCATGTCCTTCACGAACGCGGAAATCCTCAGACGATCAGCCAGCTCCTCTGCCTCATCCTTCACCCCCTCATCGTCGCTCGTAACGTCGATTTCATCCCCCACGGCAAAGATGCGCCACGAGTTGACACAGTTCTTCACCAGCGGTTCTTCGAGGTAGTACTCCCATGCCTTGCTGGCTCGCTCCTCCCATGTCGCTGGAATGGCGTCCGTTGTGTTCAGCGAGCTGAAGGCCGAGGAGTCCATGGCGGCGGCAGCGGCAAGGGGAATGATGACGGAGCCGTCCGTGGTGAGGGTCGGGGTATCAGGGGATGGGGGCGCAACTGAACTGGCGTGGCTCTTTTCCAAGGGTAACCTCCTGAGATACTGGGCTTCCTGGGCGCCACATTTGGGCCGTGTGGCGACAAAGGTTGGTCTCAGGGGTCATTTACCAAGGGGAGGGGGGAAGTGTCGGGTGTGGGGGGGACGACCAGTAAGGGACTCGTGCTCTATTGAGGGGCGAGATGCACTGCGATTACTGCGCGCCAGGGGCAATGGTCTGGAACTCCTTCTCCACCCGGCGCAGGTCGATGTCTGGGAGGTGAGCTACCTCCCGTTCCAGAATGTCGGCAAAGGCGGACAGTGAAGCGCTCATCTTTGCCTTCTTCACCGCAGCCGCAATCGCTCCTTCGATTCTCTCACGCCGCAGGTGTTCTTTGAGATCCTCCTTCCGTCTCTGAAGACACAGACCCTTTGCCCGGCAGAGATAGGAGAACATCGAAAACAGCACCGCCTTATCTGGTTTCTTCTCACGTTGAAGGAACAGCCGCATCTTGTCATAAATAAGGCCGTGCATCATCGGGACTACTTCTTTGTTCGGAAGTTGATTTGGAAAGCCAAGGAGCAGGTTGTTGTACTCCCTCCACGCCTCGTCGTTTCTGCCCGCCTCATGAAGATACTGAGGAAGCCGCAGGAACGGCTGGACGCTGTATGTTAGGTTAGTCTTCCCCATCGCCTTATAGGCGGCCCGCAGCTTCGCGATTGCCGCATCAAGATCCCCAGCTTTCTTCAGTGCAGTTGCGGCCTTGAGCATTGCAGCAGGATCCGAGGAAGATGACGTATGACGCGAGCCGTGATTGCGCCGCCCAAAAAGCCTTCCAATGATCGACATGTTCCTTCTCTCTGTGTTCTCTATGCCGAACGGGGATGGTGTTCAGTCAGGGTCTCTATACCAGTCCATGTTGTCACGCTTTTCCTCTATGCTGCCGAATAGCCGCTAGCCAACGCGGTTCAGACAGAAAATATGATATTGGCATGGGAAAAGCAACACTAGGTCTCGGGGTCCCTTGAGGCAGGCTTCGTCGGAACGCCGGCCCCTGGGTCCCTCAAGTTGGGGGAGCATTACAGCGTCTCTGCATGGTGGAATACTGGTCCATCAGAGCCACTCACCCCCTCAGCTTCAAGATCGGCATCGCGCACCAGCGATTGGAGAAGAAGGAGATTGCCGCCGAAATCATCAACTGCGATCGGAAGCAGGCCTACCTCATCTCGCTCGTGGAGAACATCGCGCGCATCCCTCCCAAGACCATGTGGTTCGCCCGCGAGGTCCAGCGCATGCGTGATGCAGGGATGTCCATCAACGAGATCTGTCGCATCGTGGGCAAGTCCCACACCCATGTCTCTGCCTACCTCCGTCTGGCTGATCGCGGAGAGGAAAGGCTCATCAAGGGCGTCGAGCAAGGGGTCTTCCCCATGGACTTCGCCATAAAAGTGGCCGAGACGCATAGCTCCCAAATCCAGCATCTCCTCATGGACGCCTTCGATGAAGGGCTCATCACCAGTCATAACCTCAGGAGCGTGCGTCGCATCATCAACTCGCGCTTCAAGACCTACCCCGAGATGTCCAACCCACGCCAGGGCCCTGCGAAGCCCAGGTATTCAGTCTCACAGCTCAAGCAGGACATCGCTAAGGTGTGCCGCGAGAAGGAAGCCTTTGTCAGGGAAGCGGGGATCAAGGAGGGGCGCGTGATATCGCTGCTGGAGGGGCTCGCGACGCTTCGCGGAGAGAAGGCATTCATCACGCTTATCGAAAAAGAGGGGCTGGCCGAAATGCCCCAGCTTCACAGCATGAACTCAGCTTAGGAAGAGAGGCCAGAGAAGTCGGAATCGACAACCAGCAAGGAGGATGCCTATGGCAAGAAGGAAAATCGTCAAAGGGGAAGACGTTCCGATCGTCAAACTCGTCCCGCTGCATGAACGGAAGGCGAGCAACAGGTCGCGGACCCGCTTGTCTGCCAGTATCAACTCCATCGGACTCATCGAACCCCTGGCTGTCTATAAGGAGAACGGCAGCTACATGATCCTGGATGGATACCTGAGATACAAGACGTGCCTGGATCTTGGAATCGAAACCGTTCCCTGCATCATTTTGCCGAACAAGGAGGCGTATACCTTCAATCGGATGATCAACCCCATCACTCCTGTCCAGGAACACCGCATGATCACCCAGTCCCTGGAAACTCTCTCGGAGGACACCATCGCCAAGACTCTGGGCCTAACGACCCTCAGGCACAAGCTGACCGACGCATTTCTCAGCAAGCTCCACCCCAGGGTCATTGAGGCTTATGACAAGAGGAAGATCCGCAAGGTCACCGTTGAGGATCTCACCTTCGTCAAGCCCGAGCGCCAGGCGCAGATCCTGGACGAAATGGCCCGCGTGTCAGACTTCAGCACCGCCTACGCCAGAACTCTAATCCTTCGCACCCCGCCTGCCCTCAGGAACAAGAAGGGCAAGGGAACGAACCCCTGGGAGAAGGGGTCCAGGCAAAAGAAGGAGCTTACCACCAAGCTCGAAGAGGCGGAGCAGAGGTATGACTTCTACTCGATGCTCTACCGCCAGTACGTCACCGATCTTCTCAAGCTGTGTATCTATGTCCGTAAGCTGATCTCGAACGAGAAGGTGGCAGAATACATCCAAACGCAGCATCCCGAGATCCTGGAGCGCTTCCAGTCGATCGTGTTCGAGGCCGAGGGGGGGAAGTAGCGCCGGGGAAGCTAACCCGCCCTCATACCCCGACCAGCCCCCGCCACACCTCCGCTGTCCCCGCGCACATTTCGCCGGCATCTTCTCCTCTCCCAGCTTGAGCCTTTCTTCTCGTCCCTGCTACACTTCGAAGTGTAGCCTCA